TTCCGGATGGTTTAACGCAAGTGATCGCAGCACTCTTAGGTATTCCGAGCAGAGCTGCGTATTCCTCATTGGCTCTTCGAGCCTCCTCTCGAAGTCGTGATAGTAACTCATTTAATTTATCTCCCTGTGTTGTTAGTAGAGGGTTGTCGTAAATGCCTGTAAGCGACACTCCCAACAATCTCTCTTCCTCGGTGTTACGTTGCCACACTTTGCGCAGATACGGAAACTTTGTAAAAGTGGCCTGGATTGTGCCAAGAATCGAAGCGATTCGTACCTTTCTAAGAAGCGTTTCCTCAGTGTCGTCATGTCTTACCACTGCCTCCGTAAGGTTACAAAATTGGTAGGGCCGAAGAATAATTTCTGAGCAGGGGTTAGTTCCGAACTCAAAGTTAGGGTCACGGTGTCCGTACTTAGCAACGGTATTCTTGGCAGCCTCACGGTTAAATATGCCACGCTCTCCGCTGTGTGAATTGTATAGAGATAGCCACTCTTCCATAAACTTTCCAACGGTAGGAGTCTCATTATACACCGCGCTATTATTGGCGAGCGCACGGTGAGGTGCAGTCTCCCACCAGGGTCCAGCTTTAGCATGACGGATCCTTTCATCGTCAAGGTCAGACAACGAGATCATTGCCGAGCGGCGCACGCCACCCACGACAACTACCTCACCAATTTTACACATCAGATCGTGGCACTCTAACGAATGCAGACGACGTCCGGCCGCGTGTTTAAATGTAGCTACAGTAAACTTAAACAGGTCGACTAATGGTTCCGGCCCTGAAGCTCTTCCGCCAAATGTTTTGAGTCTTGCTCCGGCAGGTCGGATGGAAGAGACGTCCCACTTAGGGATCTCGCCTGCGTAGAGATTTGCAATAAGCAGGCGGAGTGATTTTGCCCATCCTTCTTTGGAGTCGTGGACGACGATGGTGTGCTCGGAGTCAAATAGTTTTTCAGGCACTTCTGGCAGATTGGATATGTATTTAGCCTCCACCGAAAACCCGACTCCTGTACCGCAGAGCAATATGAACATTGCCTCATCAAACGATTTGGGGTCATCCACTGGGAGATACGAGCAATTATAGACACAGGTGTTATCACGATCGGCACTCTTTCCTGCCGTCATCTCTCGGCCCAGGTCTCTCGGCGTTGCTTGTCATCTTGAAAGCGGGCGTATCTACTGGCGGCAATGTATTCTTGGTACTGATCCATTTATTGTTCTCTATGTTATATGGGTTGATGAAAAAGGGAGGCCGCAGTTTCTACGGACACTCCCTTGCACTACTATACTACTTAAGCGTTTTCTAAGTATGCGTTAAGCGTCTTAGTGAACTTATTGGCGTGACTGCGTTCTGCCTTTGCCAATGTCTCAAACCAGTCGGCGATCTCTTCAAAGCCTTCGTCGCGTGCGACTTTGGCCATGCCGGGATACATATCGCTATACTCGTGGGTCTCACCAGCAATAGCCGACTTCAATGCCTCTTCAACGGTCTTGGCGGGTAAGCCAGTCTCAGGATCGCCACTACCGCCGGCAATCAAATACTCCATGTGACCGTGGGCGTGGCCCGTCTCACCTTCCGCCGTTGAGCGAAATACCGAGGCTACATCGTTGGCGCCTGCTACGTCTGCAAGGTTTGCAAAGTAGAGGTAACGACGGTTAGCTTTAGATTCGCCGGCAAATGCTTCTTTTAAAGACTGTTCAGTCCTTGTACCTTTTACTTGTTGTGGCATAATTTCCTTATACGGCAAAGTCTGCTGCTGCGGTAGTACTACCGCCTAACTTCTCGCCGTCTTCTAACTTTTGAACATTGTTCAAACCACATGCGATGCCCTTAGAACCCTGAGCATTGTATGGGTAGAACGTGATTGATGCGCGACCATAGCACCCGCTGTAGAACTCACTTGTGTCAATGATCGGGTTTAAGTCGGCGTCAACAACGCCAGGCTTTTGTGCCGAGTTTGCATTGATAAAGTAGCTATTAGCGTACGCTGGGTCGTCCTTCTCTGCATCACCATCACGCAGGCCACCCTTTAAGTTCTTGGGTACCGCGCCACCAAAGTATGCCGCGGCTGCTGCCTTGGTGTCTTCAAATGCTTTCTGAAGACGTGCAATGGTGTCCTTGTCAGACTTGGGGATGATGATTGATACGGAGTACTTCGGTGTGCCACCCTCGATTGAGGAGGCGGGTTGGAATACGTTCGCATACGAGAAACGAACTTTACCTGTTACAACTTTTACTTTAGTAGTGGCTTGTGCCATGTTGATTCCTTTATAACTGTAGAACTGGACTTCAATAGGGGCCAGTTCGTCTACCCTTTGCTAAATATACTAATGCAAACTTATTCATTTATATTTTTCACAATACGATAATCCCAATATTCCAAGCGTCTTCTGTAGTAGTCCGCAAGGGTTTGTTCTTGGGACATTTGCATTTTTGACAGCTCTTCTTGTGATAACTTCTCTTCATGCGTCGTAGAATATTCCATGTCTCTCCATCGCTTTCTTCATTGCCATTGCTTGAATAAAGTCAGATAAATACTCTGGCTCGTGTAGTATCTCGGGATCTTCTGCCACCACGTCAAATATGTTGCCGATTGAGTCGCGGAGCATATTAACTTCTTGGCGAAAACCACGCCCGGGTAGTCCATCAAAATCTTTTATAAACTTGTCAATCATTAGGTCCGGGATATCAAACTCCGCACCGTAAAATTTTACCTTCATTTCATTTTGCAACGAGTATGAGCCCCACGTTTCCAATTGCGTAACCAATAAACATGATGCCAGTACCTACGCCGCCCTTCATAAATTGATCAATTGCCACGATAAAATACACGAGGCCCATCGCTGCTATTAGCCAGGTACTCATTTTTTAACACCAATTTTGTGTTTACTAAAATCACAGTCCTTGTGGTAACCCATTTTGTAGCAGGGGCAATTACGTGACAATATAAAACTAATCAGCTTCTTGATCATTTAAAGTCCTCCGACGCGGTCTCTTGGACGCGGACCAATTTGGGTGACCCCTCTGGTCGCTGGACTAGCTCACCTAACCACGCCACAACTTGGCCCTTTGGTCTTAACTTCTCTAGCGTCGCAATTGACTTGAGCTTTGGTGACTCCCAGAGCTGTTCTTCTGGCACGCCCTTTTCTTTTAGTACCTCAACCGCTAACATCTGATCGGTAATCTTACGGTGCGTTACCGTGGTTGATAACTTAAACCCAGTCGGCAGTTTGTTTTCGTTGACTGCCTTCTCGAGTGCGTACTCTTCAACGTCAGCCACCCAGGTCCGTAGATCCTGTGCCTTGGCCAGCACGTTAGCTAGTTCTTCCTCGTCTAAAAGGGGCGGTTCTTTAAACTCCTGCTTAGCGAGCTCTGTATTGAAATCAGAACGCGCTCTGCATTGTGCCTTCGCACGGCAGAATTGACAATGATCGCCGGGAATAAATTCGCCGGATCCGCTCCATGCTTTTTTTGCTTTAGGTTTGACAAAATAATTGGCCCAGTCTATGAGTTTATTAACGGTGGTGCCGTCAGTACTGATACTGTCCAGGCGAGGCTGGTGGATCGTGTAGGATACCTCTTTGATGTCCGGATACTCTTCTTTAAACTTGGAATAAGCACCCAGCGCATATAGTCGTAGCTGGGTGTTATCGATCGCTGAGACAGGCACACCTTTTCCAAACTTGAGGTCGATGACGCGAATGGTGTGCTTAGAAAGTATAACCACATCGGCCGTACCAAATCCATCAGGCACCCAGTCGCTAAAGTCCACACGTTGCTCAAAGAGCGGGGTATCACCTTCACCGATCTGGCTACGCACATATAGAACGTAATTATCGACGTTAGCCTCGAAATCGTCGTTGTAGTAGGGTGTGCTTTTAACTGCGTTGTATTCTGTTTCATATTCCTCGGTTCCAATTTGTTGAAAATGTTGGCGGAGCTTTATCTCAGCTAGTGTGTGGGCAGTGGTGCCCTCCTGGCTAAAATCAAACGCATCTGAATTTTTCTTTGGTTCGGGGAGTGTTGCCTCTAGTCTGGCGCTTGGCGTACATGTTAGCCATCGCTTAGATCCCGAGGCGCTTAAAAGAGCGTGTGCGGTCATCTTATTCTTTCAATTCTGTTTTGGGTATATATACTAATGCAAAAATAAAGGCCCCGTAGGGCCTTTTTTGGTCAAAACTGGAACTTTATTTTTCTTAGGACTTTAGGGCGGAAATCAAATCTGCTATCTCTTTATTAAAGTCTACCACAACCTCTTGTTTGATGTTTGCCTTGATCTCGCGATTGTCTTTATAATCATCAGGATACTGGCCGCGTAGTGCAATCTCGGCTACTCTGGAGTTAAAATTTTTGTTATCAATATTAGCCAACAGCATCATTTCCCAAAAGCTCTGCCCGTAGGTCGTGGCTAGGTCCATGGTCTCAGCAAAATGCGGGTCTTCCTGTTTCCATTTAGCCGCGGTGGCCTTGCTAATACCAATCGCTGCATACATGGATTTTTGAGACGCGCCTTGCTTACCAAGATCTAATAGCGTGTCTGCCATCTCCTTGGTAAATAATTTTTTAACTGTTGATTTCTTTGTGGTCATTTTGGTTTTTTAGCGGTCTTTGCAGACTGAATAAATGCGTCCTTAGTTGGGGCGCCGGGGTCGCCGGGTTTGCGCATCTTCTCGCCGGATCCCTGCTTGATACGTTCACGCTTTTTTTGAATGTTGGCGTAGAGGCCAGGTTTAGCTGCCATATAATAACCCATAAGTTATGCACCACAGCTCCAAACATAACTTATAGGTTATGAATATCGCTACTGGCACGGTTGTGAAATAGAAAATGTCTTTTGTTGTCATGTGTTTGGTGGAGTAGCACGGTACTGCCCCGTGGTCCGCTGGGTTGCATATTAGCCTTGGCCCCTCGTCGAAACTATACCTACCCCATTGTAAAAAAGTCGCGACTTTTTTGTAAACTGGTT